CGCGGGATTTTTCGCCGTCCTTCATCGTGACAATCGAATAGACGGCGATCATCTTTCCGCGATTAGACAGCGCTGGCTTGTGCGCAATGTGCTCCTCGTCGCCCAAGCAAAAATCAAACGCATCGTTTTCGTAAACGGCCTGCACGCTCCATGTGCTGATTTCGCCAGAGTTGCGGACCAACTTCATGATGCCGGCAACCATTGGCATGAACTGGGCTTGGTTCTTGAATGTAACAATTGCACCCTCACGACCATCGGGTAACAGCCCCATTTGACTGGCGCGCATGGCTGCGGCAAACAGCGTGCGACGGTCTGCTTCTAAGAGTGCTGGCGTCATCTGTACAGCGGTCATGATGACCCGCACAAAACGCTCGGGGCTGACGTGTTTGGGCAATGCAGCTGCAAACTGAGGTTGCATGTTTGTGAGTTGATTGCGAACTTGATCAATAACTGCGACTTGGTTTGACATGGTTTTTCTTTCGTGGTGGTTAAAAATAATGATGAGTTGCTGATGTTTTATTAAGTTGCTGACGTTTTGTTATTTCGGTTTTTTTGCCGTCACAAGAAGTCGACGGAATCCTTTGCGTCCGCCATACGTCTGCCCCACCATATCGGCGGTGATCAGCGTCGGTGGCGTCTCTGACTGCAAACCCGCGCTGATGCTGTAGCCCTCAAGCAACACTTTTTCGGCGTCGCCAATGGCTTCAAACAATTGCGCCTTTGCGACTTCTTTGTCTTCGGCTGCGTTTTTTTCGGCGTTTGCAGCTGCCTTGTATGCAACCGCTAGTGCAACGATATTTGCGTCGCCGGATGCGTCCAAGATTTTGCCTGGCTTGGCGTATTGGTTTAATCGAATGACGGCCTCGGCGTCCGCTGGCATGATGGGTTGAGGCTCTTCGTTGGCATCCACTGTGCGCCAAAATTCGGCAACCTTGGCCTTAATGGCCGCAATCACGTCTTCGTCGCGGGTGCGCTCAATCACTACGCCGCGATTGCCAGCGATGAATGCACCAATGAATGACCGGCTAAATCCGGATACCGCCATTTGATGCTGCACTTGGACTTCAATGTGCTCCGGTGCTTCAATGCTGCCGTCGTCGTTTTCAATCCAGCCGTCTCGAAAAGCCAAATAGTCCACGTTCTTGATTTCAAGGTGCGCAGGGCCGCCCGGCAGATTTGTGATCACAAAATCAAAAGAGCTGCCAATTCGTGCGTCCGGATCGCGGTAATAGTCCTTGAGGGGCTTGATTTCCCAGCCTTGTTCATCAGCGATTCCGTGGGCGATTGCGGCCTCTAGCCTAGTGCCCCACTTCATGCGCTCATTGACTTTAAATTCGCCGGATGTACCCGCGCGTTTGTTGTGCCACAACTCAAAATGCGTGATGTAAGGTGACATGCCAAAAAGAGCGGCGCTCTCCGTGCTTGTCACGTCTTGCTTGCGCATCCCAAGCCAGTGCGACTCGTTGTTTGGGGTGATGATTTCTAAGGTCATGTTATGCCTCAACTTTTTTTGGAGTCCAAATTTCGGCGTGCATTTCAAATAAGTTCAAGGCCGCTTCGTATTCTTGACGGTGAATGTTTGTGTTGTGTTCTTCAATCAATTTAGCGCGGAATTCCTCAATTGTTTTTTGTTTAAAACAACCTGCCGTCACGCGTAATCCTTGATCTGTGACATAAGCGACAAAATAATTTGATCTTGAGCCAATTGGCCCAATTTGAAAAACTGGTCTCTTTCCAATAAGTTCTAAACCGCCGGCGAGGTAGGAGCCGGCGAGGTTGGCGTGGGCAAGGTTGACGTGGGTGAGGTTGACGTGGGCGAGGTTGACGTGAGTGAGGTTGGCGCCGGTGAGGTTGACGCGGTCTTTTACGGCCTTCTCGAGTGCGTATCGGAATGCCACGCCTCCATCAATTTTGGCTGGGATTTTGCAAGTAAAAATTGTTTTTCCCGTGTCGCGATGTGTGATTTTTTGTTCCATATTTTCCTCGTTAAAAAATTGTTGCCAGGCGCAAATCATAACGCATCAAACAACAAACGCAACAGCAAAATTCAAGTAAAAACCCTAAGTTGCATAAATACAACTGTAAATTAAAAATAAAACACTTGCGTTTGTCTCAACAGTCAAAATTTTGTGTATCATGCGCTTATCTCATTGAAAGGGGCGTTATGGCGGATTCAAAAAAGACACCGGCTGAGGTGGTGATTTTGCGGTTTGGTGGGGTGCGCATTTTGGCGCGGCTGCTGAAAAAAGACCCAAGCACCATCCATCGCTGGCGCATGCCGGCATCAAAAGGCGGGCTTGATGGTCGCGTGCCGTCTGCAATTCAGGCTCGTTTGCTTGAGGTTGCTGACGACGTGGGCGTGCACCTGACGGCTGATGATTTGATTTTGGGGGAGTGAGTGATGAGTTCTAGTTCTGAAAAAATTTACATTTCCGGCCCTATGACCGGAATTGAACAATTTAATCATCCTGCTTTTGCAAATCAGGCCAAGCGCTTGCGATCTTTGGGTTTTGATGTTGTCAATCCAGCCGAGCACGGCGAAGAGGTCGGCCTTGAGTGGCATCAATATTTGCGCAAGGACATTCGTTTGTTGGTGGACTGTAACGCCATTTACATGTTGCCAGGTTGGTCAAAATCAAAGGGTGCACGGCTTGAGCATTACATTGCTGTGGAGTTGGGTTTCTCGGTGACGGGAGCCGGATCGTGAGACCCTTGTGCACAATGTGCGGACGTCGCACCACGCCATTCGTGTTTATCGGCCTTGAGCCAATAGGCCCGTCTTGCGCACGCAACATGGAACTGACCAAGGCCAAAACGCCTAAGAACAATCGCATCCGGTTTGCGGCTTACAATTCTTGCCGCGATAATGAGCCAAAAATTTTGGACTTGTTTGAGGTGCGGCCATGACCATCACGCTTCGTTCATACCAAAATACGCTAGTCGAGCGCACGCGTGCTAATTTTATTGCGGGCAAACGCAGCCAGCTGCTAGTGCTTCCCACCGGCGCGGGCAAAACCGTGTGTTTTAGTTACATGGCCGGCGCAGCCAAATCCAAAGGTTTGCGCGTTTGGATTTTGGCGCATCGCGTCGAGCTGTTAGAACAAATCAGCCGCACCCTGCGCGAGTTTCAAGTGCCGCATGGCATGATTGCGCTTGGCTATATTAGCGACCGCCGACAACAAGTGCAGGTGGCGTCTGTGTTTGCGTTGGCGCGTCGAATTGAGCGCTACGAGGCGCCTGATCTCATCATCGTTGACGAGGCTCACCATGCCATCAAAAAATCCACATGGGGGGCTGTAATTGGTGCCTTTCCTAAAGCTAAGTTGCTCGGCGTTACGGCAACGCCTATTCGTCTTTCGGGCGAGGGTTTGCGCGACTTGTTTGAGTGCATGGTGCAAGGGCCAACTGTGCGCGATCTCATTGAACAAGGCGCGCTCTCGCATTACCGCTTGTTTGCGCCTGCCGGTATTGACCTTTCGGGTGTGCACACCAAGATGGGCGACTTCGTGCGAGGCGAGTTGGTTAACGCTGTTGACAAGCCGTCCATCACGGGTAACGCTGTGGCCCATTATCAGCGGCTAGCTGAGGGTAAGCGTGCTGTGGCTTTTTGCGTGAGCGTAGAGCACGCTGAACACGTGGCGGCGCAATTTAAGGCGGCTGGCGTGCCGTCGGCGTCAATTGACGGCAACATGGACAAAATGTTACGGTCTCAGGTGCTGGCAAGTTTTGCGGCTGGCGATCTTTTGGTTTTAACGTCTTGCGACTTGATCAGCGAGGGTTTTGATGTGCCGGCCATTGAGGTGGCGATTTTGCTACGCCCCACTCAGAGCCTAGGCCTGTACTTGCAGCAGGTTGGCCGCTGTCTGCGCGTGTTCCCTAATAAATCTGAGGCTATCATTCTTGACCACGCAGGCAATGTGAGTCGCCACGGTCTGCCCGACGACGAGCGCATCTGGTCGCTTGACGGCAAAGTCAAGACGCGAAAAAGCAAGCCCGCCGAGGTGCCGGTTAAGACTTGTCCCAAGTGTTTTGCAACTGTGGCGTCAGTTGCCACTCATTGCCGCTGCGGTCATGAATTTAAGGCCGCTGTGCGCGAGATCAATCATGTTGAGGGGAAGTTGCAAGAGATTGACCCCAAGCAAGCCAGGATTGAGGCGCGCAGGGAGCAAAGTCGCGCGCAGACTGAGGCTGATTTGGTGGCCATTGGTCGCGCGCGCGGAATGAAAAGACCAGAGTTGTGGGCAAGGCACCTTTTGCGTGCTCGGCATGCTAAAGAAAGTAGGGTTCAAAATGCGTAAAAAATGCAAGCGCCGAGTTTGGTCAACAGACATTAATCCAATCGCTCACGCGATTTCGGGGGCTGGCATTACCGACAAAAAATCTTTGGACAAATTGCGATTGTCTGAGCTCAGCGCAATTGACAACATGGCACGCGGTCGCGGAACGGTAGAGGACTGGCGCTGGTTGGCTGATGTTGTCAACATTGCAGAAACGATGGGCAGGCACGGCATTGGCCCTGAAGCGTTGCCATATTGCGAGGTTGTTCAAGCCGCGTTGCTTGAGGCCGCTGAGCGCTATCAAAAGACGGGGAAAATGGGATTGTCTGGCGTTGGTTTGAGCAAAGTTAAAGAATTGTGGGCTTACCACGATTTGCAGCGCACTAGCGTTGCCAGGTCGGAATACGAGCGCATGATTGAGAAAACCGCAAAT